CGCTGAATCAATGTGGCAAGCGATGTTGGCGACACTGAGCCATGAGACTTCTGCTTGTCCCACAGCGTCTACTGTGCGTACTGGGTTCTGCACTGTCATTGACAGACGCAGCATTCCGGATGGCACATGACCAGCCACCTACGCTATACCTTTGGACATCATGCCCGTTATGCGATCCCAATAAGTAGAGTCAAGCGCGATGGTGTCGTCGCCGCGGCTTGCAACATGATGCGCCACGCGTTGTAGGAGCGCCATCTCTAGTAGCGGATTCAGGGCCGCATTACCCGCTGTAACTGTCAGCGTGACTGGGTACGTCAGATTGTCTATATCCATATCAACGTAGACCAATCCATTGATTTGGATCTTCGCGCACGTTCCAGCGAGCGGAGGCGTAGCGCTGTCGCTGTAAAGCGTCGTAGTACCTGCTAGGTCGCCTTGGCGCTCTAAACGAAGATACAAGCCGCCGTAGTTCGTCACGGGCGCTGCTGGCACCCACTGCGTACGCGTAACAGTCTCGACGCACCACCCGGTGCGCTCTTCCAATTCTCGCACAGCCGCTGCCCATGCGATCCCGATACTTGGATCGTCCTCCGTATGAGGCACCCTAGCCCAAGATCTGTACTTAGCAATATCGAGCGGCATGGGTTCCTCGCTTTAGGCGGGTAGGGCCGAAGCCCTACCCGCCTGAAGAATGAGAGGCTTAGAAGTTAACTACCAGCGTTTGTAACTTGCAACTGAACCAGCGCATTCACGCGGGTGAAGTTGGAGTTCGCAAACATCATGCCCTGATAGCGGATACGGCCCGTACTACTGAGGCTGTACTCGTCGCGCGTGATGGACATCGAAGGGCCCCACTCACGCATGGCAAATGCTTCCTTGATAGTGCCCAACACTACTAGGCAATTCTTGCCAGTGGTGTTGGTGGTGTTTTGCGCCGGGACGTACTCCGTTACGTACACAGGCAAGCCCATCAACGTGAATGGAGCAGCGTTAGTAATGCCAGCATCTGCACTTGGAACAAACAGCGGAACATTGTTCACAATGATTCCGGCAATGACTGCGTAGACATCTTGCGGGATGATCCATGCAGAACTATTCCAGTAAGCCGCTGGCAACTTGCTGTATCGCATCTCAGTCAACTTACCAAGCCAACCACCAGAAGCAGCGGTCACACCTGCAATGCTGTTCGCGCGGAGGTTTCCACCGCCGGACGTTGCAGTTGCTGTGGTGATGTTGATACCCGTCGTACTGTTGACGGTGAAGATGCCCGTCGGCGAGTTAGTGCCTGATCCAGCCACGTAACCGTACTCAAGGTTTTTCGACAATTGCACCTGCAAATGTGACAAAACCTCTTGTTCGACATTAAATCCGCGGTCGGCTTGCACGATCAACTGCTGAGATACTTCTGTCTTTGGCAAGCACAGAATCGGAGGCAATGCAACTTCCGTAAATGCTGGATCGGCGCTGGTTGCTACGACTGTTCCAGTGTCGGCTTCAGTCCATGCGCTGGTGTAGTCCGCAGTCTTCAGCGTTGAGTATCGAAGCGCTTGATATCCTTGGCAACCTGTCTTCAGGTCTCCGATATTTCGCATGATGCTTTGAGCACTCAGGTACTTCATCACGGCATCTTCATACACCTTAGGGATGAGGATCGACGACGAAGAAGTTGAAATCAGCGCGCGCGATTCGGGCATGGTTCCCGAACGAAGGTAGTTAACAAACTCGTCTTCGTACTTCTTGGAATCGCGGATATCGAGCGAACGCTCATTGTCGCGCTTCGCCATGTTTTCGATAGCGCTTGACGATGCGAAACGCTCACGCAGTTGAGCGCTACGGATTTCGGCGTCGAGTTTGCCAAGTTCGTTGGCTACTTCGTGTCCGCGTGCTTCCACTTCAACGGTCATGGAATCTTGTGCGAGAATGGAATCACGCTCCGCTGTGAGCGCCTTACGAGTTTCGAAAAGTTCAGACAGTTTCATAGTGGCATCCTTAGACGCAGACGAAGCCGGGAAAGTCCCGACTGTAGATTTCGGGCCTCGGCGAGCGTCTGCGGATACGCGCCGGATTCGACCAAACTTACCTCTCGTAAAGCGACTTGCGAGAGTGTGCGAGTGTTGCCGATCCAACTGTCGGCGATGACTTGGAAACCGAAAGACATTTCAGAAAGGACGCCAGCGCTTACCAAGGATCGCACGTCCTGTGCGCGTTGGTTGTTCGCTGGCAATGTCACTTCGAACGCCAAACCGTGTTGGTCGCTGCGGAGTTGTAGTAGTCCGCTTTTGGTATTGGCAAGTAGGTCGCGCGCATCGTGACCAACTAGGAGCGAAATGTTGTTACCGAGCGACGAATCAAACGCGCCTCGGGCCACCTTTTCGGTAAACGGCTTGCCACCATTGATGCCGCGAATGGTCAACGGATGGCTCGGAGCGTCGTACACGCTGGCATAGCCGCCGATTTTGTCGCCTTGCATCTCTAGTTTCGTGGTGCGGATTTCAAGCATTCTCGTCACCAATGTTTCCTTCTGCGGCGTTGTCGCCTTGGACAGCGCTCATACCACCGGGCATAGAAACACTCGGCACGTCCATCCCGTCGATCGGCGGGAGGCCCATTCGATGCCGGGCATCGTTAGGAGACAGGATCCCGGCAAGCACCAATTTTGAAAGCGCCATACCAGCATCGCGCATATTGCCGCGGAGCAGTACGTCAACATCCAATCGTGCGTGTTCGCCGGGTCTGCAAAGTTTGCGCGTGATCTCCGACTCCCACGCGCTCACCCATTGAGCAAGTGCGCCATCAACGTATGCGCGTGCAGTTTCTGACTGTGAAGAAAGCGCGCCGCCGCCCTGTTGGTACAGCATTTCCGGCGGTACGCCGAATGCGCGCGCCACTTCCTGTACCGAAAAGCGCCGCGATTCCAGCGAAGTAAGCGACGATTCGCCGCTGATTCGCTCGGCTTTCATGCCTTCCCGCAGGATCAATGGACGCGATGCGCCGTCGGCTGTGGCGTGCATAGTTGCCCATGCGTCGCGGATGGCTTGAACAGTTTGATCGCTCATTGCGCCGGGATGTGAGATACTCACTTTTCCCGTACTGCCCGTGCGAATTAGGGCAGCGTGGGAAGACTCTTGATCTGCTGCTAGTTGCATGGCGTGCTTACAGGCATCCATGGGACTAACAAACCACGCTGGCGAGAATGGATCCGGATAGCAACCAAGATGGAACACCTGATCCGCTGCAAGCGTGGTTGAACCGACGCGATATTCAACGCCGTTCTCTGTGAGTTCTACCGAAGTGGAATTGCTTGGAAGTGGTTGAAGTTCGGCAATAGCGCCGGAGTTGTCGCGCCGAATCAGCGCGATGCCGTTGCCAGCCTCCAGCGCGCAGGACGTGATGTAGCGCCGAAACTCGTACCCGGACTGCCATCGCGACGCGTCGCGCGTTAGTAGTTGGGTCACTGGCGAATCGACCATCTGCCCATCGGAATCGACCACGTGAAACGGTAGCCGCGCAATGTCCGCAGAGATCAGATTGGTAGCACGAACGACAGCCGGAAGCGTTGAAGCAGACGGACTAGATAGCGGCTCGGGCCGTGCGTAGACCACGACACTAGATCTGAAGCCGAAGAATCGTGCAAAGATGCTCACTGCAACGCATGGAACAAATACGCCGCAGACTGTCAAGCGATTATTTCAGACTTACACACTTAACCAATCGGGCACGCGCTGGTACTGAGCCCGGTTGACTCGCGCACTTGGTGATGTTCCATCAGAAGCGCTGCCATGTTGCCGGACACGATTACGTCCATGTTCCCGGCGCTGCGTCCCTTCACTGGTCGCGTGTTACCCACGTTGTCGCGGATCAGTCGCACGTTGTTTAGACCGGACGCGAGTATCGGATCAATTTGGTAGCAAAGTTGCTTGGACTTTAATAGGTCGCCCCACAGTTTCCATGCTGGTGCCATCGTGCGGATGCTCTGATCCACTGGAATGATGGGCCAGCCGCGATCTTGCCACCGTTTAATGTCTCGCGCTTGCGCTGGATGTGGGTCTACGCCGATCTTTCGCACGTCGTAAAGCGTCATTAGGTGTTCAATCTCTGCCTCTACGACGCTCATATCCTGCCATTCGCCCGGCATTCGGCGCAGATGTCCCGCCTCAATCCACACCTGTAGCGGGTTCTTGCAGCGCTTTTCGTCTAATGCGATGTCCGTACCAGCCCACCAACACACGTTCCGCGCACGAATAATGCCGCCATCAACCACCATGATCGTAAGCGCTGTCAAATCAAGTTGGGCCCCGTAGCCACCGCGACTTAAATCTAGTCCGATCACTGCTGGCGCTCCGCGCAACCGATCCCAATCGCAATCGACCATCTGCCGTTCTAGTACTGCAAGATCGATATCCGTCGTCGCAATTTCGTGGTATCTGCACGCTAATTGCGTTTCAAACTCGGCGATTTGTACCGGATCGCCCGTGTTTAGCATCGTCTGCGCGGCTAATTGCAGTTGCGTCGGGTCAACAATGACGCCTAATCCGGGATGCGCTTTCGCCCATACGGCAGGATCTGAGGCTTGATCGTCGGCATCTAAGCCGTAAATCATGGGCCACCAGCCAGCCGGATACGGTGTTCCGTCGGCTATTGCGGCTTCGCACGCTTGCCAGTAGCCCCAAATGGGACGCGTTTTCTGTTCCGGATCCGGCGTCGTGATTGCCAACAGTTGCGACGTGGCAAACTTCGCCAGCCCTGTGAGCAAACGCCCGAAC